AATTTTTTGGAAATAGTATAAATTATACTGTTAGTAATTTTTTGAATTTTTTTTTCACTTTTGAAATTTGGAAATTCAGGTGTGTTTTGTGTGTAAAAAACCTTCGTGAAAAACGAAAAGTGTGTTTTGAAATCCCTTGGAAGTGACGGTAAAAAATTTTGAATTTTTTTAATATTACCCGTCACTTTTGAATTTATTTTAATTAAATTCATGGTGTCAAAAAGTCTTGATTTTGATAGGCTCTTTCGCAGAAAGATATTTTTCGATTTATCGAAAATGTCCAATATCAAGCAGAATCGAGGAGGAAACGACGATGATGATTCGGGGTCGATTTCTGAGATCCCCGTCAAGCGCGGAAGGGGTAGGCCCCCTGGGAGCAAGAGTAAAAATAGCATGAGCAAGAGCGAGTGCGTCGTTTCCGAGGTAGGAGGAAACGGAATTAGTTCCGAGCATAGGGGTGACATGGTTGCGAGGGCGTTAGAGTATAGGGAGCTTCAGGTTGCTGAAGGTCCGGTTGAGTTTAGTGTCCCTGAGGTTTCTACGTGGATGAAAGCGAAGGCTAGGGATTGGGTAGTTACGTTCTGGCCCGATCCGGAACCATTTGAAGATATGGTTCGATATTATAGTTCGTCAAAGGCGTCGAAGGGTGAGCCAATGCAAATGCTGAGCCCGGAGACGTACCTGTCTAGGTTTGATGAGTTCTTTGCGTGTAAGCCGTTGTCATTCTGTTGTTTTCAGATTGAGAGGTGCCCCGACACCGGTAGGATTCACGGTCAGATGTATCTGGAGTTTAGTTCGGTTCGAATGATGTCGTATGTTGTGGCTTTGTTAAAGAGTACCATTTCCGTTAAACATCCTTATGTTGCGATTAGGAAGGGTACCCAGCAACAGGCGATCGATTACAGTACTAAAGGTGAAACTGCGTTGCAGTTTTTTAAGCCGTTCATGGCTGGTCTCAAGAAGCACCACGGTGGTAGGTCTGACCTGTCGAATATGGTTGATATGGTCATGACTGGTGCGACGAAAATGGAGATTATTCGTGAGTTTGGTGGGAATGCGTTGCGTCATCTGGGGATGATTGATCGTGCGCAGAAAGCATTCTATGGAATGGATGCAGCAGATAATGCTGTGTTGGAAGCACGGAGGCGTGCTGAGTTGGAGGAACGTGAGTTCCAGATTGGCGTGGATATTGTCAAGTATACAGCCACTAATCCTGTTCTTCAGGATTATCACGCTTCAGTTGCTCGCCGCATTGTTGCAGAGATCACTGAAGATGTTTCTTTGGAGCGTCAAGCGGTTATAGATACCGCGAAATATGGTAAGAGCGGTGATGAAGACGAGCCTCGTCTTCTTATGCTACAGGAGGAGAAGTTGCTACCTGAAGTAGAACTCTCCGAGTCGGGTTCTGAGCAGGGCGAAGAGTAGAGAAAGATACTTTCTCTTTAGTTGTTGGTGTTAACTAGCCTGGCGAAGCCAGGCGTGGTTAAAATAAGCTCCGTAACGGTTGCTTATTTAACAGAACTTTTTGGTATATCTTATATAAAATGCCTAATTATAATAGAAGTTATCCTTCGTCTCGTTCAGCTGCGCGCCCAGCAGCGCGTCCAGCTGCGCGCCATTATTCTAAACATGGTGCGTATAATTTGGATGATGGGCCGTGGGCCCAGAGAGGTGCAACGATTGGTTCGGCAGTGGCCAGATCGTTTGGTGCACCTTCGGCAGTTGGTGAATACATTGGCAGGCGGTTGTTTCATTACCCTGCCAAGTATTTTGGATCCGGTAAGTATGGTGCGACGAAGGCGGTTGCCGCCCGTCGTACGAAGACGTACGCACGCCATGGTGCGTATGAGGTTGGGGAGACATCGGTGATGTCTCCGGAGATCCCTCGTTTTTCGAAGGGGGGCGATGATGACTCAATTGTTGTGTCTCATCGTGAGTATATTGGTGATATCTTTACGTCAGCTTCTGCTGGAGCGTTTAAGATCGATGAGTTTATTATCAACCCGGGTGATGCTATCACCTTTCCTTGGTTGAGTTCACTTGCTCAGTGTTCATATCAGCAATATAAGTTTTCTGGTTGTGTGTTTGAGTTTGTCAGCACTTCTGCTGACGCGCTGAATTCTACGAATACGGCGCTTGGCGCAGTTGTGTCTTGCATCAACTACGACTCTAATGATGCTACTTTTAATTCTCGCATGCAGATGGAGAATACCAGTTGGGCGAATGCGTGCAAGCCTTCTCAGAACATGTCTATCCCAGTCGAGTGCGACGCGAAGATGACATCTATGCAGGGGCTCCTGTATGTTTCTGAGAATGGTATTATGCCGGCGAATGCTGATCCCAAGACTTACATCTTGGGCAAGCTCAGCATTGCTACTACGGGGTTTCAGGGGACTTCCATCAACATTGGAAGTCTGTACGTAACGTACAAGGTTAAGTTGTTTAAGCCTATTATGGCTCGTCCTCTCGCAAATGCTAACAGGACCCTCCTCGTCAGAACGGGGTGCACGAGTGCAGTTCCTTTCGGTACCGCCACGTCTACGACCCTTGCGGTTCCTGCCGAGTGTGATACGTTGGGTGTTACATTTACTGCTACGACTCTTACGATTCCTAAGAAGCGGTTGCAAAACGGACAGCGGTTCGTTATGGTTGCTCAATTCATTCATGATAATGGTGCGACAACATGTCCTGGAATTACTTATTCGACGAATCTTGATCAGTTTGCTGCTTTCGGAACAGCTGCTTCTGCACCTACTACATATCCAGCATTTGGTTTCCCAAATGCCGCTGGCGCAACGCAGGTATATTGTGGATTTGTTGCTTTCTTTGGTATTAACAATGATAACGCAGATGCTGTTCTTACATTGTCGGCTGCTACGTTTCCTGCTAACTGTGTCGCTAACATTCAGATTTATCAGGTTTGTGGTACGCCTTCAGCTCAACTGGGGATTACTGTGTAAATTTTTTGGAAATAGTATAAATTATACTGTTAGTAATTTTTTGAATTTTTTTTT